CTATCGAATCTATCGCCCATGTTGCGTAATATCTCAGTATCCAATTCTTTCATACGTAATGCTCTGTCTTTTTGAGCAAGATCACGTTGAAGTCTCATGAACTGATCTCTTAGATCGGTACTGTCATCACTTACATCACGCCCCATGCGTGAGTTGTCAGTAAGTTCTGACTCCACTGGCTGTGCGTTGCCACCGCGTTGTTGACTTGAAGTACGAGCCACATATGCTAATGCTGCCTCTACGCTTTCAAAGTTTTGACCGCTTGCTTGCGACAATGCGTTCAAAATAGAATTTGTAGTGCTTTTGCGAATAACACCTGGATTTACTTTTCCATCACCAGCATCATTTGTAACCTGTTCTGCATCAGGGGCTGTAGCGTTGCCATCGAGTTGATTTTCTAACATTTAATTTTCCTTTTAGTTATATCGTAACAAACGAATTAATTTATTACCTACCTGTGTTGATACCTTGCAATTGTGTTGCAATCGCTTGGTTTGTATAATAACTCTGTCCGGTATATGTAACAGGTGTACCTATACCTACATCATTATATCCTACGCCATAATCACCTGCGCTATCATACTCAGTATCATCACCATACATTGGTTCAGTCTCGCCGAACTCTTCTGGTGTACTGATCTGATCGCCAAGATCACGGCTTAATACTTGATCATTGTCTTGTGTCATCAAGTCTTTGACTTGCTGATCTTGTATAGTCTCAATATAAGCCTGTTCGTACTGCGGGATCTTTTCAGCAGGTGCGAGCATGCCAATGATTTCTTTAGTGATGAGACTATCAATGATAGGATTATTCTGCACCATGGCTTTAGCCTGACCCATAAGGGCTAATCTATAGTTCGTGTCATGTGCTTCATAATCTGTGTTGTAATGTACTTCACCTGCCCAACGCATTCCCATGAATCGTGCGGCATAAGTGAATATCAATTCTTCTGTGACTTCCATCAAGCGGGCTTTGCTCTTTGCGAGTCTATGTAATGTTTTTCGTTCCTCTATGATGGCAACGCCACTTGCGATTTGATTCTTTGTATTGCGTAAACCACCAAGACCTGTCAATGCTTCGATCTGCTCAAGTATCTCACGTTGTCTGCTAGTGACTTTATCAACATCACCTGTATCGACAGGAATAGATTCTACTTGACCTTGACTTGCACGAACAATTGCACCTGCGTGTACAGGAATGCTTACGCCTTTATCTGCACGAATGATAGTCTTTGCGAACTGTATTGATGTGTATGCTTCACATTCTAATTTATAATGTTCACGCTGTGCGTCACTTGCGCTATCGATATCGCTAACGCCTAGGTCCATTGTTCTTGGATCTCTGCGACCATATGCTATGAAGCCTGGTATGCTCATGCCTGCTGGATAAGTACCTGTACCTATCTCTTCTACATCATTCTTGCTGACATTCTTACCTACACGGTAATTCTTCCAATAACTTGGATATTCATCAGTACCAAGATGATAGCACTTCAAATAATAATTGTCTTTGTCTTCGGCTTCTAATACTTTGACATGCTTGACCATGGGCTTGCCACCGAACCATTCCCATTCCCAATTCCATACGTTGAGTGGATTGACTGCGACAACATAAGGTCTGCCAAGATTACCTTCATCTTGTTTAGGCATATCTACAAAGACCCAGCAATATCCATAGATGCTAGTGAGGTCACCTACTTGTTCCATGAAACTATCCATTGATCTGTTTTGTAGATCGCTGTCAAGCAACATCAATTGTGCCCACTCTGTGTTATTTGGATTAATATATGCACCTGTTGGTGTGCAGAACTTTAATTCACGTTTGATGCCTGGTTCAAATAATACATCGTTGATAGTGTCAACAATGTAACGGCAGATAGGTTGTGCGACTGTGTTGTTTACTAGATCAATATAAAGATTGCTATCTTCGCTTGGTCTTTTCTTACGCACATAGGTCTTAAAAATCTGTCCTCCTAGATATGCATATTGGTATGCTAACATCTGTTCATAGACAGCATTGTATATAGGATTCTTATGAGTTAATTCATGTACATTCATATTTGTTTCCGTTGACGATCATTCACTATCGTCTAGATATTCATAATAATCGCCACCGAATTTTTCATCGAGGTATTCTTCTTGTTCCATGGCAGCGTATTCTTGTGGATCCATGTCCATGACATCTTCTGTCTCTTGAGTATAGACGCTATATTCGTCTAATGCTTTCATGACTTCTGGGAACTCACCAAAGGCTCTGTCGATCTCTTGTGTGCTATGACCCATGTCGGTAAGATATCTAACGACATCTTTTGCTAGATCATAATGATCGTCTTGCGGTATATAGAATTTTGCGATAGAGTACATCTCTACCATCATTTCAAAGTCCATGGCTTTACCTCATAATTGTATAATTTATTTATGCTTTAGTACAGGTTTATATGTATAGCATTCATCATGCATACGACTAAACCAAACTACATGTGATGTACCGCCACAATGTTCGCATGTCTTATACGGTTGTTTAGGTCTTTGAAACGTTGGTCCATGCTTATCAACTATGCGTTCGTGTCTTGATTTAGAATTACCTTCTACTAAATGATCAGGATTCACGCAATTTTTTGTCAAACATGTATGTTGCACTTCATGATTTTCAATATCTAAACCTTTTTCTTTGCCGGCAACTCTATGAACTGTCATCATCTTAGGTATGCCATTATCACCGCGTATCATGCCATAACCGGCGTTGTTCACTGGTCCAGTCCATAACCAGCATTTACTTTTATCTTTTGGTATGTGTACACGCTTCATCATGCGCTCATATGCGCTTTTAGTTTTTGATTTCTTGCGTGGTTTTCTTGTTTTCATAAACATACTATTATTTAGTATGTTTGATAATCTTCATTTATTTCATCGCCACTAATGATGTCTTCCCATGTAGGACCGCCTGGATACAATGGACTCTCAGGTTTATATTTGTTTGCAGGATCACTCATACGTGCATAGCGTGGATCCATGCCTATATATTCTTTCAATGTTTGTTCATGTTGTATTGGGAACAAATGATGTATACCATAACGCAAGCAATCACCTAATCCGTCTATGTGTGCATACTTCTGTTCAGTATATTTGACTAAACGCTTGCGACTACCATCTTCAAAATGATATGTGGTCAATGCTTCTATCAATAGTTTGTCGTCTTTCTTGATACGCAATCTGTCTGCGTTGATGAAACCATTCACAGTATTATCTGTATCTGAGATCAATGGATTGCTCTTGCGACTATTGACTATCTGGAAACCATATTTCTCAAGTATGATACGATCTGTGACACCGAATGGGCTAGTCGTGTCACGATTGACTTGAGTACCTGACATGTCAATGATACTATAAAGTCTGCGTTTTGGGAAGTCTTGTCTGATCGCATCTGCTATTCCTTCTGTGCTACAATCTTTGATTGCATAACTCTTCAACACTTCTAATCGTGATGTAGGCAAACCTTCATCGATCACTTGTGCAACGATTGCCGTCATCACTCTTTTATTGAAATCATGAAAGGTGTATAAGTCAGTACGTCTATCTGCTATGTCATCCACTGTGTGTTTGTGTATATCGAATGAATAATAAAACTGATCAGCCACGCTCTCCCAGGAGCATAGATAATCTTGCGCAAACTTGAGTGGACTGAGTATGCGTTTTTGTTCATCGATAAAATCTCGATTACCACTGCGCATTTGCTCATAGTTATAGTGCCGTACGATGTACTTTTCAGGCCTTTCAAGAGCCATCTTGAATAGGTCGTACAGTGGTCCAGTGCCATTGGGTGTGCTTATCACGATCAGTCTACCTTGACTGTCGGGTGTACCCACACTAGGACGCAATCTATTTGTGATCTCTTGTAATGTGTCACTTGTGTACAATGCCGCTTCGTCAGCGACCCATACGCCTACATTGAGACCTCGTAGATTCTCACGCTGTTCTGCACTCTTGCAACGAATGAAAACACCGTTAGGAAACTTTATAGTTAGTTCACTGTTATTGATATCGACACCATCGACTAATCCAAAATGGTTGATGCAACTTTTCTTCAGTGGTTCCCATATCAGTGACTTGATCATAGCACCTGTTGGTGCTGAATATACGATATCTTTTCCTCTATGATATCTTTCATCACTAGCGAATATAGGTAATGCTATAGCAGCCAAGAATGTCTTGCCGCTACCAACAGGCACGATATGTATGCAATGCTTATCACTACTAAGCATGTCTTTGAGCAATGTTGCTTGCTCACCAAATAATGGAACATCAATCTTTCTTTGCATTTTCTAATGAATAGACTGGACTCCAGTCGTTCAATTCTTTTTGCGGAAAATTGAAAACAGTCTGTAGACTCTCACCATTGGTTGTATGATCGATCTGTTGCACATCTTGTATGATGTACTTTGTCAATCCTAATATGTATTTGCTGACTAGTTCATCGTTCTTGTCTAGTTCAGCATCACGTATCTTTTTGTTTATGAATTGACTAAAAGTCATTCCTTGTTCACGACGGAAATCGTTCAACAGTGTTGCAGGACTGATCTTGTTAGTTGATCCTTTGGGTCTGCCGCTGTTTTGTCTGCGTCCGCCGCGATTACTTTTTGGTTTTTTTGATTGTTTTTCAAACATTGGCTATCTCCTTTGACTATCACTACGATAGTACCATCACTCTTTATTAATTTTGGCAACGCTAAATCTTCCACAGCAAGCACTCACTAGTTCATATCCATGCGTTTGTAATCTGTCACTAATCGCTTGTTTAAGTTCATTGAATTGTTCTTTAGTCATGAATGGAAAATGCTTAAAGTTCCTGACCTTAAGTACGATCTGTTTGTCGTCCATGTTATTCACACGCTGTAATTCTTCAGCATGATCATACATCAGATGACTCCTTCATCACGCAATATCTTACTTGCCCATGTCAATCCTGCAGGGCCTCCCCATAATAGATATGCTTGCGTACCTTTAGTGTTCTCACCTGGTTTATAGTAGACTCTTGCTCTACTTAAGAACTGATATGTGCGCATCACAGTCTCTAAACTAACACTCTCACGCTTTGCAAATTGATTTGCTCTAGCAAGACCCACAGCCGTGCCACCTCTGTTGCTGGGTGTGCTTTCATCACGCATTTTTAATCCGCGTTTGGCATTGTTTGCCATGGCTTCTGTAGGTCTATAACTCATATAGATTACCTCTTTGGTTTTGGGCCTGGCTTTGGTCTAGGCTTAGGTTTCTTATCATACATAAATTTTCTCCCAATCTTCTGGATTATCTGACGGATCAAGGCCATCATACAATGTCTTGTCAGTGGTATCTAATTTGTTCTTGTACTTCAATGTACC